CACTTTAAATTCATCATCTTCACGCACGATAGCAGTATACAAATCACACGTGTTTTCTTTCTCTTGTCTGTACACTTCTTCCCGTACCGACTCAGGTAACATCATAGGTGCTACTGTTTCTTTAACAGCTATGTGTGTAACGTTACCCATTGGATCACGCTTTACGACGTAACGATCCAACTTAAACGTTCTCATACCTCCTTCATCCGGCAGGTATAACAAAGCGTTACCCGTGATTAGAAGATTCTTGAGTGCTTGGAATATACCGTTCCTAAAGTTCTGTACTTCTACTTCCTGTGATACACTACGTTCTACATCAGCCAGTGCTTTCTCTAGATCAGTACGCAGTTGCTCTGCACCCTCTTGTCCCAGTTCAGCTTTCGCTTTGTCTAACTCGTAACGATCTATAACAAGACGAAAGAACGGAGCGTTGGGTGGTAGTAAAGCTAACAATAACTTAGACGATAGATTCAGTACACCACGTGCTCCTATGCCTTGATAGGGTGTGTAGTATTTAGTGGCGTAGTTGTGTCCGTCAGGAGGCAGTACATAGGGTAGAGTGAGTTCTGACGATTGACGTCCTCTGTCTAAAAACGACCACCGCTGGTTCTCCAACGAATGATATAACCCTTGTGCTGTCTCGTGCATAACTTAAATAGGATCGTCCGATGACCACTCTTCGTTCGCGAGTAATGTCAACATCTCAGAGCGATCGAGTGTGGTTTTACCGTATAAGAATCTTGGTTTACTACCCTCGTACTTAACAAAAGTCTGAGTACCTGCTAGGTTGTATCTAAGCGTGTCAGCACTTGTCTCTAGGACTTGATTAAAATCTACGGAACTAACTTCCGATGCGTCAATAATTACATAGTTTCTCATAGTTATTATGGTACTGTGGTTGAAAAAGTTGGCCCGTTAGTAAGTGTTCCGTCGTTACCTGCACTTCCCTGATCCGTAATAGTTGTGCCGGTCCCACCATCGTTATCCCCGTTTCTATACCAGCCTACGGGACTCAAAGATGATATGTCGTTAGGTGTTCCGCTATTATACATAGCAGTAATTTCTCGTTGGGATAGCACTTTATCAAAAAGCGACACCTCATCCATTAGTCCGTCTGAATAGAAATTTTGGCTTCTACCTATATCGAAACTAACACTATCCGAATGCAAAGTTGCTGCTGTTCCGTTACCTGAATTTGTAAAAGAAACTGAGACGGGAGAACCATCTAAGAAAAACTCAATCGTACCCGCATTGAATGTAATAAGATAATGGTGATAGTTGGTGTCAGACGGAGAGGAATATGAAAAATATTTACCATTCGATCCTGTCATTATCTGTACATAGTTTGCAGAACCTGCTCTGAGGAATCCCCATTGATTTGCGAAAGCTGATCGACAACCAATAGATGGGCCGACTCCTGATGTATCACTCTTAAACCAAAAACTAAGCGACATTGTTGCAGAACCTTGTAAGTCTGTTGGTATGCCCGTATCCACATAGTCGTTTGACCCATCGAAGCTGAGTGCATAGCTGTTCGTTATGGAGGGTAATACGAGTGGGCCTAGAGGGACTGCTGTTGAAAAAGTTGGGCCGTTGGTTAAAGTTGCGTGGTTACCGCCACTACCCTGATCCGTGATTGTAGTACCTGTGCCTGAGTCGTTATCTCCGCATCTCCACCAGCCCAAGGGACTAAGTGATGATACGTCAGTCGGTGCTCCGCTGTTATACATCGCTGTGACGTTTTCACTAGATAACTCTGTATCAAATAAGGACACTTCATCCAACAAACCGTCCGAGTAGAATGTAGCATTCCTTCCTAGATCAAAACTAACACTTGCAGAGTGCAACACGTTAACTACGCCACTGCCTATGTTTAGTAAGCTAATTGAAACGGCAGCTCCATCTATGTAAAAATTAATTGAACCCGATGAGAAAGTTAGGACGTAGTGGTGGTACTCAGTATCAGCAGGTGATGTATATGAAAAATATTTACCCGCACCACCCGTGACTATCTGAACGTAATTTACACCACCCGCTCTAAGGAAGCCCCATTGATTAGTTGACCCTGTCCTAGACCCCATAGACGGCCCAGCACCTGAAGCATCGCTCTTGAACCAAAAGCTAAGAGACATTGTAGAAGCTCCGTGCAATTCTGTCAAAACACCACAGTCAGCATAATCATTTGACCCATCAAGACTCAAAGCGTAAACATTTGAGAAAGCAGGAGCAGCGGAGCCACTATCTGCATCAGCATCAAACCCGTACAACTCACCAAACGCAGGACGTAGGAATCTGTTGGGTAGCAGCTGTGTGTTACTGGGTGGACGTGCGTCCGATGTAAACGATAGTGCCATTAAAGCGAATCAACTGTGCCAGTAGCGAACACGCTGTGTGTACCGCTGGTGTAAGCTGTGATGTTAGCTCTGATCTTTTCGTAGTGACCGTGGTCATCTCTGATCATTACATCTCCGTCAGTGGTTACGTCTTCAGAGTGGATCGTTCTCCATCCTCCTCCAATGTATCCCTGAATAGCTATGGTTGCTGTACCGCTGACTGTAGTAGAGATTACAAATGTATATCCCTTAGTACGCTCAGACCCGAACTCGCTCCCTGCCCCTGCTGATGTGGCATCCTCTAATAAAGTCTTTTTATCTAAACTTCTCATATTATATAAATGTTATTGTGAAAGTTGTACGCCAGCTTGTCTGGCTGCTCCACCCATTCCAACACTAGGACGACGAACAGTCAATTGTTGTGTGCCTCGACGCTTCTTAGCCTGTGGTTGTGCAGCTCGTTGAGTAATAGCACGTTCCGCAGTAGGTAGCGGGGGAGGAGGTGGTGCTGGTGGTGGCGGTGGTGCGGGTACGGATGGTGAGCTAAAACACATGACTATTGTTTGGTTACTATGTTATCTTGAAGTTGTTCGTCGTATATCTGTTGTAAATAATTAATTACACTACGTTGTCCTACTTTAAACCATACCATTCTCTCTTCGTCTGTCAAGAGGGGACATTTATCCGGGTATAGCTTGTCAAGCTTATCTATCAAATCTTTTGACAGAGCGGGTAATACTATTTCTTCATTCATAAGTCTACTTTATCTTCAGTCCATACATACAACGGAGTCATGTCGCCAACAAACGCACAACCTATATTGTGGTCAAAGTATTCTATAGCTTCATCCATATCCATACCGTCTCTTGTTATAAGTATCTGTATAATACGCTCAATAGAATAAACTAATCGAAAGTCTCTGTAGTCTGTACCTATGCAAGCGTCGTCAAACCCGTCTACCTTTAGTTGTTCATTGTTTGTCATTCTCTATATCATCCAGTTCTATTGGTAAATTACCACGTTTTATTTGATCCTTTGTCCACAACCACGCTGACGCATTCCACAAGATTGCACCCGCATGATCCTCCGTTTCGTCTCCTTCAGCTAATGCTAACAGATGCCTGAACATACTGTCGTACAGTCTTGTTAACGGGAATCCTTTTCGCCAGTTGTTGTCTCCGTAAAGTTTACCGCCATCTTCAAATCTTTTGGCGAGCGAGCGTAAGGCGATTGGAGGAATAAGCGAGGGTCGTCCGCGTCCAATGTCCCCGTCACGTCTAGCACCTGTGGTGAAATCTTTAGTATATCCTTGGTTTGGTAGTTTCTCGGTGTCCATAGTTTTTTTATTGTGTTGGTTCTAAAGCAGTAGTTATCAGCTTGCAGCAGTCGTGCCATCCAAGCGTTCATCAGAGCGTCGTTCTCTGTCATGCCTACATCTTCGTAGCACTTTGCTACAGTCTCCCATTCATATCCTTCTTTCTCAAGTAGACGTTTAGCAGTGACAGCTCCCACTTTAGGTACACCACTGTATCCATCTACAGCGTCACCCGTCAGTGTTTGTATCAGGTGGTATCGGTCTGCGTCCTCTTCACTGACGTGATGCGTTTCGTCTTTGTTGAAGTCGTAGTAGATGCCCGGTACGCTTTTGAAGTCTTTGTCAATGGAGACGATGATTGTTTCTTCATCCATCTTTTTGTCCGTTGCCAGAATTGATATGACGTCATCTGCTTCTAAGTTCGGCCATAGTTGACCGTCCATTTCTTCTATTATCCACTTCTTTACTTGTTTTAATATGATAGGTAATCGACTCTTTGATCTGTTAGATTTGTAGTCAGGGTTAAGAACACGACGATAGTTAGCACGATCAGTCAAAGCCATAACGATGTCGTCTGCTTGTAACTTCTGTTTAAACTCTTCGACGCGATTAACAATACGAGCTTTGGCTAGTGCCATGTCAGCGTGTACTGTCCACATCTCCTCCTTCCACTCAATTGATTCCTCGGCTATCACTGACGCTTCAAACGCTAACACGTCAGCATCAATCAATAATGTTTTATTCATAATATAGGCTCCAGTTATTCTGCCACTTCTTATACTTCGATGTACTGTCAGGTGCTGGATTTAGTTTTACGGTTTTAGATTGTATCTCGTTTCTTGGTATCATCCACCACGTATCAATAGGTACAACATATATACCAACAACATCGATGTCGTCTGACATATAGTTTTTATTAGCACAACCAACGGACGTGACACAGCTATAACAATTCTTAGCCGGAATAGCCCGTGTGTTGGTTGCTTTGATTTGTACCTTTAGAGTACCCGCTGGGCACGTGACGATTGAGTCCCAAGGCATTGGTGTTACAGGTAGGTGCGGTTCAAAGTTCCGCTCTAAACATTCAGTGATAAACTTTTGTTCAGCTATTGCTCCTGTTCGCTGGGCTGATGAGGTCGGCATAGGTAGGTTAAGGTCAACAGTATCGTATAATTCTGCAACCTTCAAGTGCCAATCGTATTCAAGCTCAGTCTTCATGCGTACGCTCCCATTTAAGAAGATAAGCTAGAAATTTCTTTAACAAATCAATGTCGTCTTTAACTTTACCCATCGACTGGTTACATCTATTACATAACAAACCACGTATCTTTCCTGTCTTATGGCAGTGATCTACATCTAGTCTTCTTTTGTTTCCGGGACTTTGACCGTGTCTATTACATATAGCACATTTGCCTTTCTGCTCCGTCAACATTTCCTCATAGTCTTCAGGTGTTATACCATACCTTTTCTTTAGGTGCTGTCTCCGTGTTAAACTTTCAAAATGTTCTTTGTTGTCCGACATCCATTCACGTTGTTGTTGCTTACGACATTCTCTACACACTTTCCTATACCCTGTCTTAGACTTTTTACATTTAACGAACTCATGTATTTCTTTAGTCTTACCGCACTTATTACAAACGTCTGTCTTCATCTCTAGTGTGTCTGTGCCCACGTCTCTCCTACCTTTGCTTCACCATCCAACATGACGTTTAGTTTTAACTCCTTACCTGCACGTCGTATTGCATCAACAGCCAACTCACAGAATACACTTGCTTTGTCAGGTTGTACCTCTGCTTGGAACTCGTCGTGTACGTTGGCAACAAAACTGTACTCTCTACCGAATTGCCACTTCATCTGATTAAGACGATTGAACAATTGAATCAACGCTACCTTCATACACACAGCACCTGCTGATTGTAACAACATATTCAACGCAGCGTGTGGTGAACGAACAGGAAGTATACGACCATCTAATCCAGTCAGCTTGTTACTTCGTTGTACCTTTTGTTGTACATCTGCTTGCAACTTCTTCAACGCTGGTAGGTTGCTAAGGAACTTACGCTTTAACATCTGTCCTTCTTTAGCACTACCACCCACGATCTCACCAATCTTAGCGTCACCTGCTCCGTAAAGAAAAGCATAGATAAACGTCTTAGCTTGGTCTCGCGTCTCTAGTCCTGCTGCTTTCTGATTCAGTGTGTGAATGTCTCCTTCGATAACCGTCTTAGCGTACTCACCACCGTCATAGTAAGCTAGGTAGTGGGCAAGCATTCGTAGTTCTAATCCTGCTGCGTCACACCCTACTAACTTGTATCCGTCTCCTGCTTTAAAGAGATCACGACATTCCTCTCCGTACTCAGCACGACAAGCAGGTACTTGAGCTACGTTTGGATTCTGATGTGTACAACGACCAGTGACTGCACCGTTTGTGTTGACTCGTCCGTGTATTCGTCCGTCCTTTTGTAGCTTTAACCACGCTTGATTACCCTCTGCTAATTGTCCTAACCTCTTGGTAACCAACAAGTAATCACACAATACCTCGGCAAACGGATGCTCAATACTACGCAGCACAGATTCGTCTACTTTGGGTGTCTTAGCGTCAGGTTCTATTGGTAGTTCGTATCCTAAAGACGACAAGCGTTCAGCTATCTGCTGACGACTACCGGGATTGAATGGTATCGTCTTAGTCTTGTTAGCTAACTTGACTGCATCTTTGACTAACGTTTGTTTTAAGTTACGACTCTTCAGTTCCTTCTTTAGTTCCGTCTTGGTTGCTGCTGAGATTATTTCAAGTCCATCTTCCCACTCAATCTCCAACGACCAACCACTTGGTGTCTTCATCTCTTCTTGTTTAGACGGGAACTCTTTCTGTAATTTATCCAATAGATCAGCACGAACACCTGCCAGTTTCATCTCTAACTTCTCTGCTTTCCCGATGTCAAAGGCGAAACCTTTCTTCTCTTGTAACCTCATCAGGTACGCAAACCAGTGCTCGATAGCTAACATCTGACTGCTAGGTTTACTACTCATCAGATAATCATACAGCAGTTGGGTTACGATTGTATCCCGTTCGCAGTACTTTCTCATGTCCTCGTTGTATTCGTCAAACGCACCGTCTTCCTCTCCGTATGATAGCTTGGTCAGTTTGTCTAACCGTAATCCCCAAGCCTTCAACGAGTGACTACCTACCAAAGTCTTATCAAACTTGTTACGTAAGAAGTCATCGTTGCGTACGTCAGGTACTATACACTTAGCCATGACCATCGTATCTAATACTTTAACAAGCGGTGGATGGAAGCTGTACATCTTACCTAGAGCAGGTATATCAAAGCCAAGCACGTTGTGTCCGACTATCCGTTCTGCTTTAGCTAACTCATTTAGT